TTCAGGTGTTTCCAACAATAAATAATTAATTCCAAAGACCAGCCAAGAAGAACTTTTGCCGTTAATTTATTATAGTAGTTCTTTGTTGGATATTAAAGTTTAAACATGGTATCATACACCAGAGACATGCTGATAAAGGGCATTGTCGCAAAAGAGATGGTAGACTGTACTGGCGAAGACTATCATAAGCATTTAAAAGAGTTATATCACAAATGGGAACATGAATCTAGTGAAACTCTTTGCAAAAAATATAATGAATTAGAGAAAGCGAACATTACTGTAGATTTACTTACACCATAATTATTATGACTGAAGAAAATATTTCCAAGTTTCGTTTAGACAAGATTGCTGAGGAACTTGATGGAAAATGGTATACGCAAGTTGTTGCTGATAAATACACTGAACATAAACGTATTGTAATAGAATTCGGACATAAGAAGGTTAAAAACTAAATAGTGTAGATTCTCAATCTACAATGCCAGAACAAAAGAAAGAAATTTCAAAGGTTGTAGAGAAAGATCACGAAGAAAACAGAGAATGGTTAGCGGATTTGGTTAAGCTTGTAGTCTTGATCTGGTCCGCTTCTTTATTAACTGCTTCTTATATCAGACTTCCAACAGGTCAGAAAATTTTAGACTTTGATCCTACATTCATTGCTTCTGTATTCTCAGGATCTTTAGCTGCATTTGGACTATCACCTGCCAGAAATGGTGGTAATGGTGCAAAGACATCTAATGGAAATGTTCCTACTGGAAAAAAAGAAGACCAACCACCCGTAGTATCTGCTATAGATAAACCAAGACAATGAAGAAAATAACTAATGGTGTTATTTTATTTCTTGCTGTTACTGTTGGTATTGGCCATATTGGTATTATTGGGCATCTTATGAAAGTGGGTAGCACCATCAGTAGTCCAGTCATTAACATTCCAGATGGAAAATACTCATCTTATGAACTGAATGTAAGTAAAGACGGGTATAGCGTGAAGTATCGTGCTAATGACCCAAAGGTTCTATCTACGGAAAGATCATTAGAACTTGATAAGACCAAGAAAGGTTTGTTTGGTGGTGGGACTGAAAAGAGAAATGAATATCGTAAGGACGAATATACCGCAGAAGGATATCGTAATCTTGGTGGAGGTGAAATAGATGAGGAGGGAAAGTCTGCAGAAGAGATAGAGTGTTTAGTGGCGGACGCTGGAGCACGGTCACAAGGTGCTCTGGCAGGAACTAGCATTGCTACTGGTGCTCTTGCTCCCGCAGTATTAAACATTCCTTATGTTGGTTGGTTAGCAGCAGGGTGGATGACTCTGTTAGGTCAGAGAATTGGTTCTAATATTGGTTCTGAAGTGGGGTCTGTATTTAATGACTGTTGATAAATATTTTTTAATGTTGCTTAACATATATGGAACATGATATCAATTCTCCTGTATGGAGTGTCATTATACTTCTTTGTTCTGGTCTTGCATTTACTGCATATGTTGTCGTATATATATTAAGATTAGCATTCCAGGAGATGCAAGAAGATGGGTGCAATGATTCCACCGAGTAGGAAGTCCTGCTACAACTTTCGAGTGATCGAAATAAACAGAGTAGTTGATGGTGATACTATCGATGTAACTATTGACTTGGGATTTGATCTTTATAAGAAAGAGCGTGTGAGAGTTGCTGGAGTTGATACTCCTGAGAAAAGAACTAAAGATGAAGAGGAAAAGGCATTAGGTTATGACGCAACCCACTGGCTTGAAGACAAACTCACTGGTGCGATTGCTGGTGATGATGACCTCATTATTAGGACTGAGCTTGTTGGGGGTATGGGTAAATATGGCAGACTCCTTGGATGGTTATACATTGGAGACGCAGAACTCTCACTCAACGAACAAATGATTGCTGAAGGTCTAGCGTGGGAATACGATGGGGGGACAAAGAAAAAAGATTTTGAAGAACTTCGTGAGATACGCAGGAAGTTAGGAACTCTTGTAGAGTAATGTAAAGTTTTATTACTTGCCTACCCTTATGGTGGATAAATAATAGTAGTTATATTTGCTGCTATGAAACATATCCACCATATTATTCCTAAACATATGGGAGGAACTGACGACCCTTCTAATCTTGTAGAACTTACGGTAGAAGAACATGCAGAAGCACATAAGAAACTATACGAAGAGCACGGAAATGAGTTGGATAAGATTGCTTACGAAGCTCTTTCTGGGATGATAGGACAAGAAGAAGTTATAAAAAAGGTATTGAGCGAGAGTGGCAAAAGAGGTGGATCTAAAGGTAAGGGAAAAACTGCTTGGAATAAAGGAAAAAATATGTGGTCCGAAGAAGACCGAGAAAGAATGAGTAGAGAAAGGACGGGAAGGAAATGTAATATTAGCGAAGAGAGTAGAGAGAAGATGAGGGAGGCTGGCAAAAAAAATAAAGGCAGAAAAAGACCTGATCTTGTAGAGAGAAATAAGCAACGCAAAGGTATAAATATTCCAAGAGATGAAAATGGTAGGTTTGTCTGATTGATGGAGGAACTAAACAGAAGAACTTTGAGGAACTCAGAGAAATCCGCAGAGCACACGGAACTTTAGTGGAATAAATTATGAATTCTAGAGAGCAAAATATTATTATTCAGCAACAAGAATGTAATGGTTATATTAAAGTTGGTTTTTTTGAAGGATGTTTAGGTGACTTTGGTACATTACATTTAATTTTAATTTTAAGTGCATCTGGATTATTGCTCACTATTTGGAAATCTCCCTCTATTATTAAAGAACTGAAATGGTATAAGTTTAGACAAAGGTATTATGATTTTTGTTCTGTAATGGAAAAGAAATTTTACAAGAAAAAGTAATACTAAACTCTTGTTGATTAAATAATATAGTTGCTTTTTAATCATGGCAGTTAGCGCCTATAAGAAAAAAGAAAACAAAAGAAATCCAGAGAAAACATTTTTTCTCTATGTGTTTTTCTATCATTTTTTCAGCGGTATTGGTAATATTTTCAAAGGAGTATTTCACTACGACTAATGCCAGAGATACCAGAGATTGGAACTCGGAGACTTGATATACCAGAAGTCTCTACTTGGATATTCGAACCATCACAATCTCTACCACCTTATGTTCCAGTAACTACTAACATTGGATTACCCATTGTTGATATTCCTGGATGTGTGGAATCTCATAGTAGTAAAAACAATTCAAAGACAATTGGAATGGATGATGAGAATGGTGTCCTAACTTATTGTGATGCAGGTGTTCCGTCATTTAATCCAATTATTTTTACCCCAGAAGAAGTAATACCAACACGTCCTGCCAAAATACCTCCATATAAAAAACCAGGAGAACCTCCCAAACCACCACAAAGAGTTTCTCTACCAAAAACACCAGAACTAAACACAGTAAATTGTTTACCTGATGAGACTTATAATGATCAGTTAAGAAAATGTGAAAAGAACATTATAGAAGTTCCTTCCGAACCTGATATTCCTTGGCACGAAGAGTATTTACCTGATCCAGGAGTAATGATACAAACTTCAATCATCGCAACAGCAGCAGCAGGTGCAGCACTGGCAGCAAAACCAATAGCTACAATTGTACTAAAAGGAATAAGACCTGCAGTAAAACAAGTAGTTAATAAGATTGCTAAGATTCTTGGTAAACATAAAAAAGAAGTAGTTAAATCAGTCTTCGAAAGAAGAATGGAACAAAAGAATCTTAGGGGTTGATTTTATGAATATGTGGATGTTCGTGCTTAGGAACTGTAGTTACGTTCTGAACCACAACATCTGCACAGACTTTATAATAAGGACTCTTGGGGTGGAACATAATACCTTGCTTGATAAGTTCCCCACAATTCTTAAGTCTTGCGATCTCAAAATCTAATCTCTTATTAGCAGTGAGTTGCTTCATCATTTCGATGTTAGCAGCAGCTGCTTCTTTACATTGCTCCTGAAGTTTTTTATCTAATGGTTCTGACCATGTGATTGAGAATCCAACTCCAAGGTTGAGATTGTCTTTTTGTCCAGTTCTGATAGGAACACGATACAGGACATCACCAGGATTATCTGGAGCACCATCTTCATCAAAGTCTCGCATATCATATACTGGATCCTTGTAGTAAGGTTCCCATGGTTTTTGTGCTGATACACTGCCAGTTACATATGGGGTGAAGTTTCTGGTTGGTCCTTGACACTGGATTCCATTTCCGTAAGTGTTCGTAATATACGGACCTTGTAAGACCTGGATCGCTTGATTGGTAACGCTCCCTGAACTATTAGCAACAGGAGCAGCAGTAGCAGATACACCACCAACAGTTTCAGCGAGACTGGCATTTGGAGTAAGACCTAGAATTACTGCGAGAAGATACTTGTAACTTTTATTGTGTATAAATATTTTTAGTAAATACATATTGTTATCACAATAAATGAAAGTTGTAGATTTATCGGGACAAACATTTGGTGCTTTATTTGTTCTTCGTAAAGATGAAGAGGCAACCAAGAAAAATAAAAGAGGAACTTACTGGTGTAAATGTTCCGAATGCAATAAAGAAAAACTTATTAGTTCTGATCTATTTAGTGGTAGAAAACCAGTAGTGAGTTGTGGGTGTAGAAGGGCAGCTGGTTACACACATCCCCGAGCAAATCCTACCAAAAAGAATGAAACACGATTGTTGAATTATGCTCGTCGTAATGCCAAAAGACGAGGTGAAGAATGTAGTTTAGAACTGAAAGATATTGTTATTCCAGAATACTGCCCCGTGCTTGGCATCAAGTTAGAACCAGGAAGTCATAGTCATCAGGATTTTTCCCCCTCTGTTGATAGGATTGATAGCACGAAAGGATATGCCAAAGATAATATTTGGATTATTTCTGCCCGTGCTAATCGTATAAAAAATAATGCCACCATAGAAGAAATTGCAATGCTCTACGAGGCATTGAAATCATTGACTAAAAATTGAGGTTGTATCAGTTATTGATTCTACTTCTGTGACTCTTTGAATTATTGTTTGATTGCTTAAACCAGGACCACGGTAAGTTTCTGCAAACTGAAATGCTCCCCCTGGAGTTGTCTGTATGAAGTTTGGTTTGCTTCCTATTCCTGTCCATGTAGAGTTTACTCCGTCTATGGTAGATGTAGAAGTAGATGTAGTTGGCGACAATGCACCTGTTGGAGTGATACCAGATCCAGATACTGAATATTGATATCCAGTGTTATAGTCCATCGAGTTGATGGTCTCTGTTATTTTAGATCTTGTTTCTGTGTGGCTCGTCATACTTCCTTGAGTAAAATTAGGAACCACAGGCACTGCATAGGCAGGAGAACCTAGCAGTGCCAGAATAACAAATAACCTTTTCATTATCTTACAGTCAGTTCTGTTACGAATTGTCCTGTTGCCACTGTTCCGGCACCACCAGCAGTCAAAGTAATTGCTCCTGCGGTGTCGATAGTTCCTGCAAGTGCTCCAGCAGTTCCACCAATCTGTGTAGTGGATTCTCCATAAAGATTTGGAGTATCAATCTGACCACCAGAAAGTGCTGTCTGTGAAGTAACTACTGTGTCACCAATAAAGGTATTCTCAGCAAAACTAAATGACTGACCGTCATTGTTGATTGCATAAGAAGTAGCACTTACTGTTGCTGGTGCTGTTGCTGTGCCACCAGTTAAACCACCAAGAGTAGTAACTGCGATGTTGTTTCCAGATACTGAGTAAGAAGAACCAAGTCTTGTAGATTGGACTGCGGGTCCTTCTACTGACAGTTGAACTGAAGAAGAAATTTTGCTAGTAAGATCGGCATGTGCAGGTGCCGCCATCAGTAACATTCCAAAAGCAAGCAATGCTTTTTTCATTTAATGGGAGTGATACTCTGATTTATTTAGCAAGGAGGTCTTGACAGGCAGGGAAATGCGTAGTATTATAAATACAACAACGACATTAAGGAATGTAACAATTCCTTAATAAGTTGTAACACTCCTGCCGCTACCGAGACTAGGCAGGATTACCAATCCGTCTCTCATATCCCAGACTGAGGGTGTCTGGGAAATAAGTACCT